AATAGGTAGTCCTTTGTTACTACTTCCATCTACACTAGGTGCATTAGACAACACAGGTGAACTGAACATAAACCAACCATCACTTACATAGTTGTAGATACGCTGTGCTAGTTTCTTGTCTCCACCTGAGAAAGCCTGTGCTGCTCTAGCATATGCTTCCTGTGCTGATGTCTCTTCTTTGGTAGTGTAGTACTTAGTTACTAACTCTCTAGCCTGTTCACTCATTAGTGAATCTTTTGTTGTATCAATCTTGATTGCCATTAAGGTCGTTCCCCTTCTGTAATCCATTTCCAATCTACTAAGTCTGAGTCTTCTACAGTAGGATATAGTATATCATGTATCTTTTCTTCAGGTGGTACAAAAGATGCTGGCTTGATTATCTTTCCGTTCTCATCTTTCTCACTTCCCTTTTGATTGTTAGCTGTTACAACTGCCTGTAAAATTTTTTGCACTTTTGCTCGGCTACCTGTCAGCTTATATAAACTACCTACTGCAACAAAGATAGTATCTGCTAGAGCATCTGCTTGGTTAACTTCCCACTTAGGCTTAAACTCAGGTGACTCTACAAAGAGTGCTATGCGGTCATTAAGTTGTTTGCTTTCTTCTTCATCTTCAGTAGTATATGTAAGGATATCTACTCCAACCTCATCACTTACTGTTTTAATATATGAATGTGCATACTCAGTAACTTCTTCTTGTAGCATAGCATATTCTTTTGTTGGGTCATAGTCTTTATTGTGTCTGTCAACATTCCAATCAATAATCTGGTCAATCATTATTCGCTTCCTTTATTTGCAAAGTCTTTTATTGTCTTAATTAGTTTTTCTAAGTTTACTAATAGTAGTTTACTTGCTCTGTTGTCTCCGCCCATAACTGTACGGTTAGGTAACTCTTCTACTAATTCTTTTAGTACGTCTGTAGGTAACATTATACTTGCTATTAACCTACCATCTTTAACTAGATTCTGTACCCATACATCTGCTTCAGTACTATTAATACCACTAGGTTTGTTCCAACTTTCTAACTCAATGCAAATGTTACCTGTTGTAGCCCATTGGTCTCTCTCTGTTTTTACTTCGCAAGTCTTAACACCTTTGAATAAATCATCAAGATGTTGTTCCCATTGCTGTCCAAACTCTAAGTCAATATCAAACTTAGAGAACTTACCTTTGTCTTTAGTTGTAGCCATTCCTATCCTTAGTGTTCATACTTAGTCCAACGATAACCAGCATTGCTGTTATAGTTAGTAGTGTCTAATGACAAGTTTGAACTATCAATTTCTTCAGCAGGTATCTCCCACACCCTGTCTTCAAAGATAATTAGTAGAATATCATACCTGTCTTTTGGTTGTGTATCTTTATACTTGTGTGTCAAGCGTGTCCTACATTGTAGGTACGAGTATTTTCCAGACTTAACCCAAGTAGCTGTCTTAACTTGAACTTTCTTCAAGCCATCTTTATCGACTACGAAGTCAACCCATCCTTGTTGTACAACTGGTACATATACTTGACAGCCTTCAGAAAGATAAAATTGTTGTGCCTTAAGCTCGCTTAATGCCCCTGTGTAATGGTCTTTATGTAATCCAGTATTATCTATCAATGCGTTTCACTCCAGTTATTTCCTATCTTTGCCTCTCCTTCAAGCTTACACCTAAAGTTAAGCCTGTCAGTTACATCTGAAAAAGTATCTTCACATATCTTAGCAACTGTTTCTGCCTGTGTTTCTAGTACTTGTATTTGAATTTCATCGTGTATATTACCTACTATCTTATAGTCTACATTAGCTTGTTTAAGTTTACTATCTAGTATTACTACATAATACTTCATAACATAAGCACCAGCTGATTGTAGTAGTGTATTAAGGGCAGAGTGTTGGCTTCTTACAAACAGTCTACGTCCTGTTAATCCTTTTAAGTAACCTCTCTTTGCTGCTTTCTTAACAGAAGTAACCAAATCATTTAAGCCCTTAGTACGTTTAAGAAAAGTATTCTTTAGTACCTTACCTTCTTTACTAGTACCGTTAACTATCTCTCCTATCTTTGCATCACCTGCACCATATAGGAAACCGTAAATAAATGTTTTTGCATTATCTCTTGTAGGTAAACCAGCGGCTTGCTGATTAGCTGTATGTATATCAGACTCTAATAATTTAGTACCGTAAGCCCCTCCGTCATAGAGTGCAAGGTAATGGGATAAAGTACGTAGTTCCAACCCACTAGCATCACAACCAACAAGCTTATACTTACTAGGTACAGTAAATAATTCTCTGCTTTCTTTCCCCTTAAACGCCCTAATTGATGGTACTTGCGCCATATTAGGATTGTTATGCGTAAACCTACCAGTAACAGCACCGAGTATATTAGCATTACCATGAATACGATTATCATTTCTTACTTTCTTTAACCAAGCATTGTCTCCTTCTGCTAGTTGCCCTAACAGTTTCTTTACTTCAAAGAAATGTAGTAAAGGCTTAGACCAGGATTCTTTTTTAAACATATTTGCTAAGGTAACAGCATCTGTCTTTGGATTTCCTTTATCTGTTAACTGCCATTTCTGTTTACCATATAGTTCTTCAATCCATCTTACTATATGCTGACCAGAACCAGGATTAAAGATAACATCCTCATAGTATCCCCAACCACAATCGTACTGCTTACATCCTTTCTCTTCCTGTTTTATTAAAGCTGTTGCTTTATTCCCATCCTTCTTGTAAGGATTCTTTGGGTAGTTTACAGGTACAAAAGTAGGCAGTGGTTTGAATACAGAGTATAGTTCTTTCTCTGCCTTCTCTAATGAATCTAATAACTCTACGTGTAAACGTTGTGCTTTCTTAACATCAAACAACCAACCATCTATATGTTGTTGTGTTACTACCTTCTGTACTTCTTGCTCTAACCATAATGCTTCATTGGGTAGCCAAGGAGTTTTACGTTTTAAGTGTGTATATAGTTTAACTGTTACTGCCACATCTTGCTTACAATAATCGTCCATTTCTTTAGAATATTTAGTCCAATCATTGTGACTTCCTTTGGGGAAACCTAATCTTTGTCCGTAAGAATCTAGTGAGTGACTAAAACTTTTATCTTTATCATAATAAGCTAGTCTGCCTAGAATTAATGTGTCTACAATATCAATGCTGTTATCTATATGTACACCTGATAGTTTTGCAAGTGCTGGACAATCATATCCTATGATGTTGTGTCCTACAATACAAGTAGCTGTGTTAAGATGTTCAGTCATAGACTTTGCATCAGTAAACCTTTCCCATTTCTTATTCTCTATACAGTAAGTCCAGCCTATCCAAAACTTACTACATTCTAATAGTAATCCATCTGTTTCTATATCAAACACAAGAGTCTTAGAATTCTGGTTCAATGTCTTTTCTGTCTGACTCATCATCGAATCCTTCATATTCTAATAATCTCCCTGTCTCGTTATAGTACTTGACCTTACCAGCTAAACCGTTTTCACCTGTATATCTGTTCTTAAGGATACGTACATTACCTACGTTACTGTCTACCTCTGCTTGTTGGTCTCTCTCAAGAGCAACTACTGCATCTGATAGCTGTGCAATACCACCTGAACCACGTAGATGTGATAGGGTTACTTCGTGCCCATTCTCAAAACCTTTATCTCCTTGCGCTCTACGTAAGTGAGAAATTATTACAATACCTACTTTAGTTTCTTCTGCAAGGCTTCTTAATGCTGTCATAAGATTATCTATAGCGATACGCTCATTGTCACCATAACCTCCGCCAGATACTACAATACTAATATGGTCGAGGAATATGAAGTCTACTTCAGCACCTACTGCAAGGTAACGTAGTTTACTAATAAGTACATCACTCTCTAATGAACCCCAATGGTCATAAAAGAATACTCTATCGTTTGTAATAGTATCTTCATAAGCTTTCTGTAAACTTTCTTTACTTGCTTTGCTTCTTTCTTCTTCAAGGTATACTGGGGCATCCATATTAAGACTCATGAAACCTAGAGCAGACCGTTGTGTATTCTCTTCAAGAGCAACCCATCCAATCTTAAGACCTTCATCCATCATAAGACTATACGCAATCTCACGTACCATTGTAGTCTTACCCATACCAGAACCAGCAGTAAAAGTAACTAACTCACCTTTACGGAAGCCTCTAAGCATCTTATTTATACCACTATAAGGTGTTGTATAAGATTTAGTGTTGTCAATATTAGTTACATCATCAAAAGATAATTGACTACCAGAAATAATACCACTAGGTGTAAATAGTTGTGTTTCATAGTATACTTTTAGTACACCTGCCTTACCCTTATCTTGCAGTAACTCGTTGAAATCTTTATACTTTCCTAGGTTAACTATAGTAACCTTACCTGGAGTAAATAAACTACTTACATCTTGTACTGCCTTCTTACCAGCTTCATCATTATCAAAAGCTAAGGTAATCTCGTCATAAGAATTTAAGAATTCTATATGTTCTTTAAGGTCATTACGTGCTGAAGCCGCACCATTATTAATAGATATTACAGGATACTTACCGTTGATAGCCTCAGCTACTGATAAAGCATCTAGTTCACCCTCAGTAATAATAATACGTTTACCACCATTACGCCATTGTTTCATTCCGAAAGGTACTGCCTTCTTAGCTTTACCATTCCAGCTGAATGTTTTATCAGGGTAACGTAACTTCTGTGCTACTATATTACCTTGGTTATCATAATGATTAATGATATGGTTTCCATCTGGTGTTTTATGGTAATCATATTGACTAAAGATATCTGGTGAGATGCCTCTGATTGGTTTGATAATCCTTGTAGTTTCTTTTATATTCCAAGTCTCGTCAGTAAAATCTTGCTCTGGCATATATTCCTCTCCTTTAATAGCCCAAGCCTTTTCACACGCAAAACATTTCATAATGTTCTTTCCTGGTAACTGACTAGCAGCATCAGAACTTCCACAATAAGGACATTCTACGTGTCTAAGCATATAACTTCTACCTCACATCTAGGGTTTTCTGTATCTACTCCCCCTATCTTGTACGTTACTCTAGGTAAGTGGTGGTAGTTATCATCTGGAATATATCCTAATTCTGTTAAAGCATCAGTTTGATACTTATCAATTACACAACAAACATTACTAATATCTCTTAATCTTTTATCTGGTAAATACAATGTATATACTAACTCAAACTTTTCAAACCTAAACTCAGGACAAGCATCAGCTACTCGCTTCTTTGTTTCCTTCTTTAAATTATTGTTTAGGTGGAAAGGCATGTTTCTATAAAGATTAAGGTTCAAATAATGTTTTTTCTTTTTATTAACCCCTGTCTCAATGAACAGGGGCAAAGCGTATTTAACACTTTCCATATTGCCCCTTTAATTTTTTAGTTATTTTTCAGAACCATTGATTTTAGAATTCATCATCTGTATCGAAAGGTACATTAGAACCTCCTGTCTCATCTCCGAATCCTGAGTCACCTTTAGCCGAATATTCTACAAGATTGATTACCTGTACTGCATAGAACTTTAAAGATACGCCTACCATCTTGGTAGAGTTCATATAGTAAGGACGTGCCTGGAACTTAACCTTTACTGTTGAGCCGTTGCCTACTAATCTATCCCAATCATCTACCTTTTTACCAGAGGCATCATAGATATCAATCTTATTCATTGTGCCATTGTAGCCTTCTGCTGGTAGTTTGAAACTAAAGAACTCTTTACCTTCATCATCCTCTTTGACAGCATCTGCTAGACCAACTACTTTCTTATCTTTATCTTCTACCTCTGACTTAGCTGAGGCGATAATGCTTTCAAACATAGTTACGTGTTTGTCTAGGTCTTCTTTTTCAGGGTATACATTGATTGAGTACTTACCGTAGTCATCAGGTTCTAGTACCTTAGCCCATTTTGCTGTACCTTTTAGGTATCCGTATACTGCTTCTGTATCTGTAATAATTTGTTGTGGTTTCTTGATAGCCATTGTTGTCTCTCCTTAGTTAATTTCTTTTGCTGGTGTTTCTTCTGATACTTCTGTAAAGTTTTCTAGGATGTCATTAACAGGTACACCACTCTCTTTTGATGCTACCTCAATCAATGCTCCAGCCATACCTAGAATCTCTAGAATAGTTCCTTCTCCATCAATGATTACCTCTGAATCATCGTTTGTCGTTACTGTTAGTTTTCCCACTTTCTCTCCTTAACTTATAATATAGTTTGCTTCTCTTACTTCTAACAACTCTAGGTCTCCATAAGGGGGTAGTTGTACTATACCTTCTGGGTCAAGTTGTTGTTTGAAGTTGTTTAATGGGTCTAGTGACATGACTGTTATAAACCCTTCTTTGTAACACTCTTGTATCTCATCACCCTCATTAGGATGTACAAGAAAACAATCATGTATTACTCCAATGTTAGTACTCATATTATCTACACAAAACATAAGGATGGTAGAGTCAATGTTATGTACAAAGTTTGGTGCAATGCTGTTACGCTGTCTGCGCTTGTTTAGTTTAGGTGACTCAATGTTTAAAGATAGTCTACCATAAGGTGTCTGTACTTGTGTAACAGATAAGTCTAAAGCTGTCTGCCTAACAGGGAAGTCATACAGTACGCCCTTCCATGTTGCGGGTTCTTCTTGTAACTTAGACACCTCTACTAGATAGTCCTGTCCTTTCTTAGCTCCCTTAATAGTATCATAGATAGCTCCCTCATTCAACTCAGTAAGTATCTTATTAGCTACAAACTTATCTCCTGACCAGAACTCTTTGCCCTTTAAGGTAGCTTCATCCATCTTATCCCATAACTGATTACTCATTCCTCTCTTAGTAACAGAGTAAGGTACAGTCATTACATTACGCTTAACAATACTTCTTGTAATATTACCTGACATACTATCACCTACTGCCTTACCATTGATAGAGTGTTGTTGTCCTTCTCTATCTTTGTAATCTACAATAGGGTTGTAAGTACCTGCCTTTAATGTATTGTTAACCTTATCTGCTACAATCTGATAGATATCATTACGGCTATTGCCTATTACATTAACTGATAATGCACCATCCCTATCCCTAAGTAGCCCTGAGTACATCTGTATTCCAGAACAAGTAGCGTCTAATTGTATAGGTAAGTGTACAGGTTTATCATTAATGTAATCTCTGTATGCTAGACAACTAGCCATGAACTCAAACGGACTGTCTGTCCATACCCAATCAGCTAGAGTTCCTAATGGGTCAGCTGATATAGACAATAACATATCATGATTACTATCTACCCAGGCTAACCTCTCTTCAAACTCTTCCTTGTCAAGACCATAACAGTTAGCTATATGTATCTTTAACCAGAACTCCCCAATATCATCTAGTACCTTACCTTCTGAGAATTCCATCATAGCCTTTGTATGTGCCTGTCCTTGAGGAGATAAGAAGTTTACCTTACTGTATACCCTACCCCTGTAATCTACCTCATAAGGGAAGTATAGTCCTGCGTACTTCTTCATCCTGTCTGCTACTGATAAGGTGAATAGTAAGTCAATACGTTTACTATCATCAGCGTTACTTCTGATATCTATGTCTTCCCTTTGTCTATTATAGTCAGACCATTCAGCATAGTTTTCTTTGTCTATCATGTCCTTAGAACTAAAGCCATCACGTGTGGGTAATTCTCCATACAAGTATGGTGCTAACTCAGGTGACTTAGGGTCAACCATATTGTTATCGAATATATGTTTTATTACATCATATACTTCGGTATTTACTCTCCACGCTGTTTTTTGTAGCTTGTTTATAATAGGGTATACCTTTGTTAGTTTCTGTTGATGTAGGTAGTTCTCTACATCCCTAGACCTAGTAGTAAACAAACTACTCTTTCCTGTTAAGAAACCTCCACCAGTATTAGCAGTCCAATCCTTAGGTGGTACAATCATTGGTAACTTATTGACTGCCGCTTCAGTTAATGGAGTAATATCTAAACTACGTATTACATCAGCCGCCTGGTTTGTAAGTCGTACAAGATATTGGCTCTTGTTATGTCCTACTATTTCCTTACGTACCTCAATAATATTAGCACCACTTAACTCTAGTAAGTTTATTAGTGTAGTACCTAACCTTAACATAAGTTTAGTATCGCTATCATACTTACCTAGATTATATAAATCTTTAACGTGTGTTTCTAATAGCTCTTTCTTCTTACGTTTGCTTGCTCTCCTAAACCTCTGGCCTAAGTAAGTATGTAGTTTAGGGTTATCTTCCTTTAACTTGTTGAATAAGAAAATATCCCTCATATTACGTACACAACTAATAGCCGTATGGGATAGGGTGTTACCACCTGCCGCACCGTTTATCACGTTGGTTAGTACAGTAAAAGCTACTACATCCATATCATCTGACATAAGAAGTAGTAAATCTTTAGGCTTACTATCATGATTAGTAAACTCAGTATTTACGTACTCATTTAACTTAGTTACGTATGCTTCATACCCTAGCTTTACTAGTACCTGTCCATATATAGTATCAGATATACTATTATTAGCTATTGCCTTTCTAATAGTACGTACTACTTTATGTACACCCTCTTCTTCTTTTAGTTTCTCTAGTTCTAACTGTTCTTTTACAGTACCTAGTATCCTATTCATACTCTCCCTCTAGTATAAGTAATAGTATAAGTAATAGTATAAGTAATAGTATAAGTATAATAGTAATAGTATAACTATAATAGTAATATAATATCTAATTATTTATCTTAATCTTAACCACTTGTAGCTACTCCTAGCAGGAATAACGGTTAAGTTGTTGATATCATTAGTAAATCAGACTACTAAAAAAACTACTTGGAATAACGTATCTATTACTAAGTAGTTATCCTACCCTTATTAGTAACCATCTTTAAACAATTTGTGTTTTGTTTTTATATAATCTGCCACTAAACCACTACGTACTATATCATCTACTTCAAAATAATTAAAATCAAATTGATTTGGTATCATCTCAATGACTTTTAAAAACTTTTCTATGTTCTTCTCTCCGTTACGTGTGAAGTCTCTTTGTAGCACATCACCACAAAACATAATCTTACAGTTCTTACCTATACGTGTCAGTACACTATCTGCTTCATGTGCTGTCATGTTTTGGAATTCATCTACAATAACAATACTATTATCTAACGTCATACCCCTAACAAAAGAAGTTAACATAAACCTAATACCATCATGTTTAGTTAGTATGTCATACGCATCATCCCTACCAAACAACTCACTACATACTTTCTTATAAGGAAGTTCATAGACTGCCGCTTTTTCTTTTTCTGTTCCTGGTAAGAACCCTACATCACGTGTTGGAACTGCTGACCTAATAACAACCACCCTCTTGTAGTCAGAAACACCACTTGAAAGCTCCTTAAATGCGTTATAACAAGCGATAAAGGTTTTACCAGTACCAGAGTAGCCTAAAAGAAGTTGCGACTTGTCAGAAGCATAATTTGAAAAGAACTTCTCTTGTGTCTCAGTTGCTGGCGTAACATCAATAAGTTTTAAATTATTACTAGCAACTACATTATTTTTAGCTTTTCTTGCCATATTTTTACCTTTATTATAACCAACTATCTGGGTAGTCTTTATAGAATGTCGAGTCTTTTGCTTCTCTCCACCTATCTCTTTCCTTTAATAGTTTTAACCTTTTAACTACTTCTCTTGCCTGTTCTACGCTATCATACGTATCATAATGTTCATACTCTCTTAAGGGTACGTCCTCTTTACTATATGTATAGTATACACTTGCTGTATTATCGTAGTTAGTAAGTATTACAGCTTTAGTGTTTTTACGTAACTCCCTAAGTACTTCCTCACTTTCATAATTTTCCATATTTTCTTGATTCCATTGATTTATTTGTCTACAAGAGCTGACCAACTCTCAGGAAATAAAGGTCTAATCACTTTGTCTAGGTCTTCTGCGAACCATTGTGCCTCAAGTTGAGCACCCTCTGCAATACGTTCTTTGTACACATGAGCAAAAGATATTAGATTACCTGTCCAATACCAGGAAGTCATCATTGACTGTGGTAGTACCATTCTAGCTTGTTCGGGTGCTACCCCTAAACCCATCAATCCTTTGTAAAGGGTTATCATGTCATTGTTAGTCTTTTTCATGCCTTCAATGATACCTGCATTCTGTTCAACAACACCCCCACTCCCTTGCTTGATACTCCCATCAGGTCTGCATCTCCATTCATCAGGTACAAAAAACTCAGGTTCACTATCTACATAACGTCTGCTAACCTCATTCCAACTTAAACCTGCTTGATGCTTGCCTAACTGCCTAGCTATAAAGATAGGGGCATGGCATCTAATCTGTATTTGGTTATGACGAAAAGGCGTCATATGCTTATGTTTAGCTAGGTACTTGATAAGCTTCTCGTCTCTCTCAAATAACATTGGGTACTGAGAGCCAACCCCTCGGTCTACCATCTGCCAATCGCTTTGCTTATCAAAACTAACCCTAGCTGAGTTAACTGTCGATAAGTCACTACCCATATGGTCAATGTATTCTACTTTAATCTGTTCTCTACCCATCTAGTTTACCTCCATATCTGCATATTCTTCTAACAACTCTTGTAAGTCTTCCAATGTTGGTACTAGGATTTTAGCTGTTGCCCATTCATCTTGTTCATCACGTCCACCTACCTCAACCATATAACCATTATCTAGTTTATTAATTGTAAGACTATCATCCGCTTTAGCTAGTTTATTTTTAATCATCATTTTAACACCCTCTCATTTCCATTTCTGCCATCATTTTAGACTCAATATAATCATCATATCGCATATCTTTTAAGGTAGATATAACATCTACTTCTAAACCATCTAAAAAACTATCTGTGAAATACTCAACATCTATACCCTCAATCGTTAGTAAATCAACATAGCCATCAGCTTCATCATATTCAACTGTTATATACATGTCCTGGTACTTTAAATCAATAGTACTATTCATTTTCTTTTCCTCTCTAGTTAGTCCAATATACATTACCACTTACCTACAATATTATTGACATTGGTAGTATCTTCAATCTCTTCAATAGAAATCCTACACTTTTTACCCTCAAAAGTCAAAACAATTTCACAGTTTTCCGCATCAAAGTACGCCTCACCCTCTTCAATCTCTTCGGGGTACACAAAAGCGTCTAAGTCGAAATCAGTTAAATAATCCCAAAGTAGTTCAACACGTTCATAGTTAGTCATCTTTAATTTTCCTTTAATAGTTCCTGTTTAATCCTTTCAATGTATACACTAGCATCCATTAGCTCTTCTTGCAAGTGTGTTAGCCATTCATTTAAGTTTAAATCATCTCTTTCAGTAGTAACACCATATTTATTTAAGCCAATATCCGCTCTACTTTTTAACTTTTCCATTACATTAGATACATTATTATCTTTAGGTTTATTTATTAGCATACTATCCCCTTATATTTTGATAAATTTTCTGCGTTCCATTGAATGCCTATTATACATAAATAAGACACATTTTATTATTTACGTAGTTATTCTCCTTATATTAATACATAAGACTTATATATTATCCCTACGCTTACTTACTGCTAAGGTTAATATATAAATGTTATCTACGTATCCCGATATCAACCACGCTGTTTGGCTTCCTAGGGTATCCACCACCACAATCAAAACTTCTAATTGATAGGCTAAGTTTTATACTGCGTTATCAGTTACTAAATATTATAACATTATATTTAATACAATGTACAGCTATTATTTAACAATTTATATCTGATATATAATACTGCTCTATCCACTTAGAGCCACAATATTGACCTAGTTTCTGAACGTATACGCCATCCACTTTAAAAAAATCCCTTTCACCTCCTTCAAACTCTATTGTAGCTAGTTTTTCATTAGCTTGTATACCTAATCTATAAAATAATACTTTTGTAATTTCAGTCCATTCCCTTTCAAATTCTGTATATCTTACACTATTTAAATCTTTTATAATGTTCATGTTACTACCCTCGTTCCATTACTTCGTTTTCATCTAACCCTATCCATTCACATACAGCCTCAAACTCGAACCAAAACAGGTCATTTAGTTGTGTTTCGTCCATACCCTCTGGATAGATATCATCTAGTACACTTTCTAACTCATTCAATTCTGTATAAGTTAAATAAGAAGCGTTATCTTTAGCACCACTCCAAAAGTTAAAAGCTGTAAGGTTTTGTTCTGTTTGAATTTTCATTTTAATTACTCTCTCTTTTTGTTTGATTCGTGGTCAGTATAGTAAAGCTTTTAACTATTGTCAAGTTTATTTTAACGTTAATTACATATTAATAAACTCTCTTATATATAATACCTTTTTAACGTCCTGACTCGGTATGGCAGACTACTTGTATATATAAGAGCGACTTGTTAAAGAACTTTTCTTGCTTGTTGTGTCCTATTATACAGGGTTGGGCTAGTTTGTCAATGACTATATTCAAATTAATTTAAATAATTAGCCCAAAGGGAATGACAAAGGGAATAAGTAATATATATATTGGTGCAATGTTTGCCATATTAAGGTGCAGCAAAGGGCAAAGGGAAACAAAGGGCAAATAAGAACTACTATCAAATGAGAATCATTATCAATTAAGAACTATTATCAAATAGGAATCTAATGCAAATGAGAATCATTCTTATTAAGCAAAGGGATAAGTTGGCACGATTCTTGCTAAGGGCTTGGCTAAGTAGTACACTAAGTACAATTACTAGGGGCTAGGGTTGGCACACTTCTTGCTAAGGGCTAGAGTTGGCATGATTCTTGCTAGGGCTGGGACTGAGGCGGGAAGTTGGCATGGTTCTTGCGGGGGGGCATGGGGGAATTACGTAGCGCGTATAAAGAGAGACACCTCAAAGATTTTTGTGTCATTTTTTGAGCCCTATACTAAGCACCTCCCTAAGAGGGCAGTACACTAGATACTATTTCGGGGGCATTAAGGGAGTATTAGTAATAAGTATACGTAGTAGTATTAATTACTAATGAAGTCTTAATAATAGTAGTAGTAATAATAGTAATACGTAAGTATTACTGAACGGATACCTTCGCTATGCTCAGGTATCCTATACTATTACTTATACTATACTATAGTATATATAGACGTTTCCCCCAGGAATCTTATTCCTATAGTAGTTACTCCTATCAATTCCCTTTGTATTCATATAGTTAGTAGTTATTTATATAATTTACTTTAGGTGTATTATAACTACCATATATCTTTTCATTTAAGAACTGTTCCATCCTACTCTTATTAAGCTCATCTATAGTTCTTTCTGTATCAACCATAACCATATCCTTAACATATTGACAGGCAATAGCCAAAGCATCTAATCTATCATCATGTGTTAAGGATTGTCTATCTCTAGTCAAGTGTGTAAACTGATGTATTAAACTATATACTAAGTTAGTAGGTTCTTGTTGTACCATCTCAGAGTCTTTCTGTATTACATCATAGTTAATAACTAGTTTGTGGTTAGATACTAAAGGTTCTATGTTTTCTATAATACGTAACTCTTTCTGTCCTTTAACCTTAAAGTCTTCTTCTATAGTACAAGGATATACAGTAGCTATTACTTTACTAAGTAAGTTATAGAACATACCTCCACCCCAGTTAGCTTCAGGTACAATAGTATTAACTTTATACTCCTTAGCTTTATTAGCAAAGAACATTAGAGCTTCATCTGAGAAGCCTAAGCGTGTACCACCCACATCTAAGATATATACATACCCATTAAGGACTCCTAGGATTGCGTATGTGGCTTCATCTGTACCTTTACCTGATGGGTCTATAGACATCATCTTAAAGTCGTAAGGAGCGTACTCTGAGTGCGTTCTAAGAGGCTTATGATAATAGTCACCTGTAAATCCATAGTTAGGTAATTCTTTAATTACATTATCAGATGAACCAGAGTAAGTAATAGATAGTGGTGCTTCTTCTTTATCAAGAGGATGTACAATTAAATCCTTAAGCTTAAGAGGGAATCTCTCAGCATCAGATAATGTAGTATCTAGGTTGTACTGTAACTTGAAGTTAGCAGCTCCCATAAAGCCCCTACGTTCTATTAATACTTCATCTGGGAAACGTACCTTATCTGTAGCATCTCCAGGATTACCTTGTTCAAGAATCCAAGGGTCTAGCTTACCATTATACAGCTCAGGCTTCTCAGGTACTTGAGCAGGTAGTATAGTAGTAGGGTAGGTAAGTTTATTATATATAGTCTCCATAGACTGAGGAGTACCTAGCATTAGTACGCTACTTGGTAAATCAGGTATTAGTAGTGCTTCAAACTCAGATACCTGTTGTACTAGCTTCTCTCTCATTAATTCAGTAGCTGAGTTAGAAGGTACTTCAACATCATCCCCTAAGATTAATGTAGCACGTCTACCTGTAATCTGTCCTGTAATACCTACAGCAGCTACAGAAGGAGCAATAGAAGGTTTAGCACCTTGTACATCAAACGCTAGTACACTATCACGATGTTCACTAGAAGGTCTAAGGTGATGTAGTAAAGGTACTTCTTCAAACAGTCTACGTACAAAGGTAGCTATCTCAATAGCCTTAACACCAGATGCAGAGATAACTAATATCTTTTCATCTATATTACGTAATAATCTCCATGTAGTATAGATAGCAGATATCCAAGACTTACCAGTACCACGTGCAGCCTCTAAGATAAGTCTGTCTGGGTTATCCCCAATAATATCAGCTATCCTATTCTGTAGAGGTGTAGGGCTTGGTAAGTTAATATTAGTATATACATACTCAAGGTACTTTGGAAAGCTATTGATTATCTCTGTTAGTTCTTGTCTGTTTAAATTGTTTATTGTTGTTTGTTTTGGCATATATCTCCTTTAAATCAAATCCTAGGGGTCTCTAAGAAGAGTTCTTCCATAAAGGTATACTAGTGCATACCTCTACAGGAGAAGTCCTCTCTATGAGCTTCTATTGCTTTCTTTCAAAGATAGAAGACATTTCTGAGATGTTTAATACATCTGCTGCGTTTTCTTTTTTACTTTGTACAATTAAAGTAAAGTTACCTCCAGCATGAACAACTGGTTTAGTATAAGAAACTACTTCTAAATCTGTAATATCTTTAACTTCTTTTCTAATCTCTAGCCAGTTACTTCCACCATCAGTACTAAATCTAAAGAATGAAGAGGTGTTAGTATTATTTAAAGAGAACACCATACTTAAAGTTAACGTATAAGTACCAGCAGCTAGGTTAGCATATGTAGCATTAATAATATCTTCATATGTATCACCTACTACATTTCTATTACTGATAGCCTCATAGTTAAAAGAATGGAAACCTTGTAAAGTTTCTACGTCTGTTTCTAAAGATGATAGGCTTAAGTCTAACGCTGTTGTTGCTGTATCTAAAGAGTTAATCTCTGATTCAGCAGTAGTTAGTCTAGTATCAAGAGAGTTTACAGCAGATAACTCAACCTTAGAATCGTTTAGGTTACTGAAGTTATCGTTTAGTGTTTGTCTAAAAGACAGTCCAGTAACACCATTGTTTAGTGTATTAATTGTAGCCATTATTGTTGTACCTCATTATTGGTTACTAAGTTTTGTAGTATGTTTGATAAATTTTGAGGTGAGTCTTGCTCTAATACGTCTACCTTAATATCATTGTTTTTTAAAAATGTATTAACAGCCGCCAAAGTACCAGACGAAAGTTCTTCGCCTGATGCTAATTGGTCGGCATAGTACATACATAGTAGATTGTGTAATGCTTCTACTTCTGTTTTATTTGCCTTAGCCATTGTTAATATTTCCTAGTATTGTCTTCGATAAGTTCTTGTACTGCTGGGTTGATTACAATAAAGTTATGTAGTGGCATACGATTCCATACGCTATCCCACAAGTCTTCGTTATCATATTCCCCTTTGACTAAAGAAGAAGTAATGTTCTTAACATCCTTAAGTATCTGTCCAGATGCTCCTAAAACTAAACTCTCTGGTGTACCTGTTCTATAAGGAGACCAAGGTACTTCACCTTCAATAAACAAAGAACCCATTACATCTAATGGAATAGTAGAACCTGATAAAGTACCTGAGAAAGATAAACCTTTTAGTACTAAGTTATACATACCTTCTTCTGTTGAGATATCATAGAAAGTCTCTGAAGCCTCTCTAGCACCAGAAGCAAGCTCTGCTTGCTCAATTAGATAGAACATTCCCATACTCATCATAGAAGCAGCCACAGTAGTAGCAGCTAGCCCAGCTCTATCAGAGTTAATACCTTTAGCTAAGAGCTGTTCATTGGCAGCTAATGGGTAACGCCAGAACTGTGTCATAAGTTTAACAAAAGGATTATTAGCATAATTCTTCATCCACGTAGGTACAGCCCAAGTATCTCCTTGAATTACTCCAGAAGCTACGCCTTCAGAAATAGCACGTTGCATTAATATTTCACCTCTGGAATCAAAGGCTTTAAAGTTAATAGCTTTAACAATACCATCATCTGAGATGTCTGAGTGCTTAAGGATTTGTTCTTGTAGATGTTTAGCATCTGACTCATTAATACCCCAACGTAGGAATAGCTCTGCATCTTCTGGGTTAAGTGCTTTAGGATTAATATCTTTAAACTTAGTTACAATATTACTAGCTACCATAGTTTCTAGCCAACTAGTCATAACACGCATACCATTAAAAGCAAACACTTTATTAGAGAAGCCCATAAGCTTGTTCTCTAGTTTACCTACGTTAAATGCACCTTCAGTATCAGCAATACGGTTAACTCCCATCTGGTCAGTTAGCTGAGCTAAATAACCCATCTGTACTAACTCTTTTTGTAATGGAGTAAACTTCTTACTACCTAATGTTCTAACAGTTTCACCAAACAAAGCACCAAACTGTTTATGGAAAACTCGGTTAAACCCAGTAGCCCACAAAGCAGCAGGAATCTCTAATGCTTGTATAATACCAAACATACCTCCCATAGTAATAGAGTTAACTTGAGTAGCCACACGAGTACCTTTCCATAAAGCAGAGTTCTGTGTTTGTGCAATACGTAATGTACCCATTATATCTTGCATCATTTCATCTACTGCTACAAGGTCATCTTCTAATAGCTTTCTAGTTTCTGGTGAAGAGCTTGCTAATCTACTTCTAATAGGGTCTGTAAAGTTCTCTCTAAAAACTTCCATAGTCTTACTAGACTCTACACCTCTAAGTTCAGGTAAAGCTTGTCTAGCTGCAATCTGCCCTCTCATCCAATAATGATACTGTCCAATAGAAGAACTAATGTCTGTCTCTAACATATCAGTAAGTTCAGCTTCATTAAGATAAATCTTACGTCCTTGTAACGCTGTATCTACACCAAACTTTTCTTTACCTAACATATACTGTAAGTTATCAGCACCAAAAGCAGAGTTAGCGGCACGTGACCAATACTCATTAACAGCCTCTTCTAATAGAAGCTTATCGTCTCTTAGTGCTTGGTTATTAGGATGTGTAACTAAAGCTCTTTCAATCATACTCTTAGCCTTGTCTTGGGATAACTCTTTGATTTTACTAGAGTTAAGGTGACGTGGCATATATAATCTATTCTCAGAAATATTCTTAAGCTCAGGCATCTCCGCACCTTTGGCTTCTTTTAATATCTCTTGAAAGTACTTATGTACAGGTGAATTAAGTTTAGTTATTTTATTAGAAGGAAAGTGTTTCTTCCAAATAACATCTTCATTCTTATATCTTTCTTCTAATAGTTTTTGTTTTACAAGACTACGTTCTTTTTCCAAATCATCAAGTCTAAGCTTTGCTTGCTCTACAAAAGCAGCATCTTTTTTATTTTTCTTGATTTCTTCTTTTAAAACTGAAATATCTTTATTATATTTCCTATCGCTTTTAGCAGTTTCTTTTTCATAAGTCTTACGTAGTTGTATAAAGTCCTGGTCTCCACGTACAGCCATATCTTGTTGACTAGCAAGCTGTTTGTATTGAGTACCTAGCTCATTATAGAAATCATCTTTAGTGCCTTTATAACCAGCACGTACTTGTTCTTTGTACAGTACAGCTAATTCAGTCAATGCTTCATTAGACTTACCATTTAACCTAGAAGCATAAGTACGCATAGTATCACCAGAGAACTGGCCTTTACCATGCTGTGGTCTAGTAATACGAGAAGCAATATCACGTACACCCTTATCAGCAGAAGCATAAGCAGTCATTACGTTAGAACGCATAAACTTAGGTAACATAGTACTAATACGTTCACCAGTTCTAGTTGCCTTTTCTATACTCTCATTCTTAATAAACTCTTGTACATCATCTGTAACCTTACTTGTAAAGATAGGACTTGCTTCTGGTTCTAAAGAAACTTTGAAGTCTTTAAATGCAAGAGCATCATCTTCACTCATAATCTTACCAGCTGCTATCTTTCTAAACCCAGGAGGGGCTTTGATTAAAGCTTCCCCAATACCTCCCAGAGTACCACCTAACGCCATACCAAATAGTGCAGCATTAGAGTAGTCAGTAGGTAGGTTTTGTACATCATATAAGCCTTCAGAAGCTACAGCACCAGCAGCACCAGCAGCAGCGGTAATACCTACCGCCTTACCTACGTTAAGCGCCCTGTTGGCTGTACGACCCATTCTTGTGGCGTATCCTACAGCACCACCAATAGGTATCAGGTTAGTAGGGTCTGTTAACCCCACACCTAACATTAAAGGAATAGAAGTTAATAGACTGTCTTGCCCGATAGCTTGAGCAGATTCATTGAACTTATTAATACGTCCAACCCTATCAAGCATATCTTCATAAGACCTAGGTGGTTCTGCCATTAAGTTACGCTGTACTTCATCTGTCTGTTGTGATACAAAATCAACATGGTCATTTAATACAAATGAATCATCTCTATCTGCATCAAATAAATCAGAATGAAGTACTCGCATAGCGGCAGGGTTAACTACATTAAAATAATCTAATAATGTAGAATCTCTCCCTTGTTTTTCAATTTCGGGATTAATCCCACCAAATATTTCCATTTACTTCTCCTTGTTACATACTATTTTTCTTTTTGTTTAAAGCAGATATCTCACCATCACTAATGTCAACTTTATCAAGTCCTAGGTTTTTAATATCGTTAGGATTCTCAACATAGCCTAATAAGTACATTAATCTTCCTACTCTATTGTCCATACCTGTAGTATAGTTACCCTTTTCTTTACGTCTACTTTGAATAGCTACTTGTTTAAGGTTTTCAATAGAAGGGTCAGCCTCATACTTTTCTAACGCATTAGTCAAAAGTTTAAAAGTTTCTCCTGTATTATACTTACCATCCAATACTAAAGCTTTTGCTTTTGGACTTAAAGAAGAATAGTTAGGAAGTTCTTTAGATAATGCTGAATCCATTTTCTGTGTTACAAGAGCTGCAATTTCTTTTGATTGTTCTGGTGTTGCATTAACTAAATCATAACCTAGTTCTTTAGCAGCATTTGCGTTAGCTTTAGCCGCAGCAGGGTTCATTTTAGTATCATACACCAAACCATAGGCTTTTGTTTTAATGCCTACCGTATCAACATGGTCTGCAGTACCTTCCAAATTACCTAATGTAGTAACAAAAGAATCTACACCAGAAGATGCAACATTAGCAGCTGCCTTAGGTTGATAGACATCTCTCATTGCTTTCATGATACCTTGTCTAGTCTGTTCTCCCATAATACCATCTACATCAATATCATACCCTTTAGAGTTAATATATTTCTGCATAGTCTTAATCTTATCTGTACTAATATAAGAAGCAGGGTCACTTTGTAACTCTAGAAATTCAGCATCTTGCATAGAAATATCATTAGGTGCAAAGTTCATAGCATTTCTCCCAAGGTTAGAAAGTTCTCCACTAGATAAAGGTTTACTATTAGGTAATGGTAGTCCTTCTTCTCCTAACATAGAAGATACATTACTACTAATTACATCTGAGAAGTATCCACCTAATAGCTCTTTAGCTTTAGAAATACCTTCCATAACTTTATCAGTAGTACTAGCAGCAGTAATCTCTGTTACTTGATACACAGGCTTAACAGTAGAGTTTTTATAGAAAGCCTCACTTGTTTTAACTGCTTCAGAAGCTACCTCAAAACGATTAGGTAAATCAGGTACGTCAGCGTTAGTCCCTGCATCTGAGATAAAGAAATCTAATGCTTTACCGCCTAAATCGTTTACTGCATTAATAACTGTATTGTTAGGCTCATCTCTAAAAACATCTACAGGAAGGCTTACAAGGTCAATAATATTTTTACCTAGTTGGTTATTAAAATCAGTTACTGCTCTACCAGCAGCGTTAGGTAAGAACATAAGCCCTTCTTCTCTGAAGTTTTCTATTGCTTGCATAACAGTTGAGTCAGTAAAAGGAGCATCAACATTCATACTTTTTAACATTGCAGCTTTATCTGCATCTTCTTTTACAAAGTTAATAGCTTCTCTATTATCTATAATACCATTAACATACTGTGTATCGCCATTTCTTTCATAGATAAGGTAATCACCACTAGGTAGTATTTCAATATAAGAGTTTTCTTTTAAATCCTTATACTTAACACCACGTTCTTGAGCATAACGCTTCATCATAGAATCAACAACAATAGGGTCTCCAGCTTCAGAGTTCATATAGTTAAAAGTCTCAAAACCAGAAGTCTCACTCTTATTATTTAAAAACTCTTCAATTACTTTAGCACCTTGTCCTGAGTCTCCAGTAAGGACAGTAACTTTCTTAGCTGCTCCTAAAGCATAAGCTCTCATACTAGGATTACCAATTTCATTAGCTAAAGATACTACGTTGTCATTAAAGTCTTGCTTTAAGTTACCACCCCATACTTTCTTTTCTAATTCTGTAGCACCTGCTATCTTTTCTTTTAGTTGATTGATATCAAGATTACCACCATAGTAATCATTAAGTAACATAACCTCAGTAGATTTAGCAATGTCTTCTGGTTTATATATTTTAGAAGCTGCATTTAAACCTAGTTTCTGTACGTTAGAAATATGACTTCCAACTTCTTCAATAGTTTTAGCACTATCTATACGTGCTGAATTAGACTCTCTAATACTCTTTAAATCAGAAGAAGTAGCAGCATTAATAATATTACGTGCTTCTTCTGTGTTAGGAGGTAAATAAGTACCGTCTACTGATTGAGGAGTAAGTGCTTCTCCTATACCAATTACCTGAGCAGTATTACGTGTCTTTTTCAACTCTGAGGCATTAGGTGAATTATTTACAAGTGTCTGTACTTCTGGTGATACAGGTACAGTAGGTTCAAAATAATTATTCTGTTTAGCAACTAAAGTAGTTTTAAGATTATCAACTTTCTTTTGAAAAGTCTTAGCACTACTATGCCCTAACGAAGAAAGAGTATCTACTTTATCTTGAAGTACTTTAAAGTCTATTCCTTCAGAACCACTATTATTAAAAATAGAAAGAACTTCTTTTGCAGTATTATCACCTAAAAGTTTTTCAGACTGGCTAATAGAAGTAGTAATACGGTTTTCAAGTGCAAGCACGTTCTCTGCACCATAAGTACTTTTATCGCCTAACCATTTAGGGTCGTTTCTTAAAGCATCTACTTTATCTACAAGTTCTTGTTTTCTTATATTAAAAGTATTTAAGCCTCCACCTTTAGCGGCTTCATCTTTTAAAGCAAGTTCTGATTGAGATACAATAGAGTTCATAATACGTGTCTTTAACTCTCTTGGGTCTAGCCCAGAAGTATTGACAATATTATTTAATTCCCCTAAATCTTTATTTGCATTATATACTGTAGCAGCACCTTCTGCTTGTTGTCTGTATAAAGTCTCAGTATTTTGTTTAGCAACCACATTATTATTAAGTAATTCTTGTTTACCCATAATATCTCTTAAAGGAGAAGCCACAGCAAACTGGATACCATCCTGCTGTAATTTAGCTTCAAAAGAAAGGTTAATTTGTTTAATCTGCTCTGCTTTCTGTACATCACTTAATGCAGAAGAGTTTACAGCAGCAGAAGCATTGCTATAACTAGTCTTAAGTTGGGATACGGTTTCAGCTTGTTGGGCTGTCTGTACCTTTTGATAAGCTCCTACTAGTGAAGAGGTAAGGTTTGCAAGTGCGCCAATATTTCGGTACAGATACATATCTTCATTAGGAGCTATAGGTGCTTGTTTAAAATGTATGGATTCCATATATCCACTTGTGCCAATCGCCATATTATCTCCTATTATTGACCTTTAACCACTCTTGAAATCATTTCTAAAAAACCGCTATTAGCTTGAGAAATGTTATTTACCGCTAAATTTTGAAATGTAACTGGTAAGGAAGTTTGTCCAGGTACTGTATTTGTAGTACCCTCATTAAATGTAATATTCCCTTGCAAACCAGAAGTCTCTACTGTACCATCACCTCTTGTTGTTAGGTCTGTATATCCAGAGTATTTAGTACTATTAAATAATACACTTCTATTGTCAGCTGCTTTTGTAGAAGATGTTTTCTCTTGTGTCTTAATAGACTGCTCCATACCACGTAGTAACTCAGATTGTGTCTGGTTATATTCTGCTGTACGTGCTTCTTGTTCAGTAGTAGAGTCTGCGTATAACTTATCTACTTGACTTACTGTATCAGATATAGCTGCTTGGTTTTGAATATTAGCTTCTTGTCTAATTTGGTTGTTTGTAATATTACTTACAGAAGCAATGTAATCACTAGTAGTTACAAGATTCTCAAGTTTATTTTGAGTATCTACTTTTGTTGATTGTAATATACGAGAAGCAGATTGAATTGCATTGTCTTCTTCTTTTCTAGCCATTTCATTAGCAGTAAAAAGAGTGTTTCTAATCTCAGACATTCCTGTTGCTTTAGTTTCTGATTGTTGAGCAATAGCTTTATCAATAGCAGATTCATATTTTAATTCTGTTTCTGCTTTTAACAAGTCAAGTTTAATTTGACTAGATAAAGTTTTTCTTGCATTGTTATTACCACCAGCCATAGACAAAGAGTTTTGAGCTACAATCTTACCTATCTCTTCATCACTTGTAATATCCATACCTTGTTTAATTTGAGAAAACTCAGAACGTAAAGAACTTACATCTCTATCTAGTAAGTTAATAGTACTGTTAATAGATTGTAGTTTAGTAGAGGCATCAATAGCAGCTTTAGTAGTATAGTAATCTGCATTGGTCTTACCTAACTCAATAGCATACTCTGCATCAATAACAGCCTGTTTCTGCATCTGAGCTAAATCAGCTAATGTAGTATCACGTAACCTAGCCAGCTCTTCATCTGTTGTTTCAATATTGACTATCTGTTTTAATAAAGCAGAAGAATCATTATATTCAGTTTTAGTTGCTAGAGAATCATATGCTTGGTCTATAGTATTATCTCTATAAGATTGAGCAGTTTGTGTTTCATTGTAATAATTTGCTTGGTTATCATCAAATGCCCATTTAGCATTAGTAATAGCACCTTCTACTTCATCTGCAAAAGCAGCTTGTTGTGCTTTATATTGTTCTTTAGCTTGGTCTTGTGCAGCATTGTTTGCCTGTATAGATGCTACAGTACCTACAACTGCTGTTGCTGCTGTTACTGCTACCGCTACTCCAGACATAAGCTACTCTCCTGTGATTGTAATATAATTAATTGCATCTATATTCCTCGACATAAGTTGTTCATAAGAAGAAGTCATTTCTTTTTCCGCTCCTTCTATTGTTGTTTGTTTAGTAGTAAAGCTCATAGCTACATAAGTATCTTCAAAAGCAACTACAGCTTGTTTTCTATCTTTACTACCAGGCACTACTTTAAAACCATCTACTATAAAAACAGAATCTCCTTGAGAGAATTTTGCTTTTCCATGTATAGTTACTGTGGTAGGAACTTCTATTATTGTACCTACAGCAACTGCGCCTTTTGGTATAAAAACAGTTCTGGTATAGATACCTCCATGTAAAGTATGCCACGTAGTAATATCTAATTGGGTTTCTTTTTTTAATACTGCTTCAAGATTATTTATTTTTTCAAGGCCTTCTTTTGAAGAAGGTACTATTTGTGTTTGTCTTAGTATTACCTTGCTCATGATAATACCTTAGTAAATAAAGTATTGGTAGCAGTAAAGCCAAATATTCTTGCAGCTTTTTCTAATCTACTTTCTTTGGGTGCAGTCATAATAAAGGCTTTTATTCCAGCTTTCCTAGAAACATCTTCTAAAGTATTAAGTAACCGTTTAGTTGTATTTGTATTTCTATATTCCTGTAATACAAAAATAGCAGATGTAGACACAGACTTTACTAGGTAATGTGGCAAAATACTAAAACTTGCCATTATAAAACCTACTAGTTTATCTTCTTCATAAGCCGCAATTACTTTAAACATTCCAGTATCTTCTAACTCTTGATATACATACTCTTGTACGTTAGCTTTAGGAAGTACTTTATTATTAGACTCATTTATGTATGCAGATACAACATTATCCCAGTTACTACTAGAAAATAATTCCTTTACTGTAACAAGTTTAATTTTAATTTCCATACCCTCTCCTTTAATTCTTTACTTCAATACCCTAATAAATTGTACGTTAGCTTTCTTATATCCGAACAGTCTAGCTGCTTTTTCTAGTCTACCACCAGCTGGGGCAGTAATATAAAAGAACTCAGCTCCTGCTTGTTTAGCATATTCTTCAGCTGTACGTATTAGTTTAAGTCCTGTATTCCCTTTGCGGTAATTATCATCAACATATAAAGATTCTGTATCTGCTGCCAGTACATCATAGTGTAAATAGTAACCTATTGTAGTAACAGTAAATCCTATTAAGATAGCATCATCAGAATAAGCACCTACTATAATAAGTTCATTATTATTTTCTATCTCTTTATATTTTTCATATTTTGGGTTAACATCTTTAAGATATTCAAGTGAAGATTCTTTTTCATAATCTAAACATAATCTGACAAACCCTGGAGTATTCCAAAGTTCATCAAGACTAATTTTTCTAAAATACATATTCTCTCCTTTATGTATACTACTTTTTAATTAAACTCCAAACTTAACTACAGAAGCTAAGACACCCATAAGAATAAAGACTAAAATAGTTTTAGCTACAGTTCCTATAATAGCATCTAACTTATCTAATCTCTTATGACATGTCTTAATAACTTCTTCATCTTTCTCAACTCTAGCCATTACACGTGTTTCCACAGCATCTATTCTAGAGTTGAACCGTTCATCTTGAATGGCAAAGTCTTGAAGTATAGA